TATCATTGCGTGGAGAGAAGCGGGACTTGACAACGTGGGCGCGGGATGGTACTATCAGGATCGCGACGGGCAGGTGCCGGAACAGTGGCTCCACAATGGCGAGGAGTCACGAATGACCAGCAAGTCCTGCTACGAAGCGGCCAAAGAGCAAGTGTTCGACATATAGGAGAATGACCAATGATGACGATGCGACCAACCACACTGGAAGACGTGGATGGGAACGTTATTCCCGGAGGAATCGCTGAGTGTGGGCGATGCAAGGGCAACGTGTTCATCATCACGATGATCCAAACACAGAGCCACCCGCATTACCAGTGCGTTGAGTGCGGCATATCTTATTGCGGCACTTGGGATGGCACCAAATGCGAAGGGATGACCCATTGATCGAACATTCCGACAGAATCCGGCTCTTCAACTGGGTTCAGGCGCGGGCCAACATACTGAAGGCCGCGTTGGACGAATCGTACAAGAGCCCAACCCCATCCACGGAGCGTTTCATCGAAGAACTCCAAACCCAAGGCAAGACGCTCGCATTACTGGAACTGGCCGCAGCCATTCTCGATATCGGCTGGCACGCTCATCTTTCGGAGTACTCGGATGAACTCATCGTTCCAGAGCCCTATCAACAACAAAGTAGCGAAACTGACCCTATTTGAAAAATGCCAGGTGTTCGCTCTGGTTCTTTGTGGGGTGGATTTCGATGAGATTGCCGAGCATTTCGGCGTAACAAGGAGGACGGTACGGAACATACAGCAAGCCAGCGCCACCAACTACCCCAAGGTATTCGCCGAGTTTGTGTGGTTCGGCTCGAAGCGCGCCTTCTGCCAGCGACACATAACCAGCAAACTTGAGGCCAAGTTTCCTACCATTCAGATCCCGCCGAAAGGGGAATGATCATGATGCAGATGTTCATTACGCGAATCGCCAACGAGTCGGCGATGGAATTCTCGAAGCGCCGCAGCGTTGAGTTAGGCGAGGCTGAGAGAATGTGGCCCCGCGCCGAAAAGGTGCGGGATATCCCCAGCGGCTTTACGATGATTTACCGTGGGGAGAACGTCGCGTACTTCGCGGATAAATAAGAAAACGGCCCCGGCGAAATGACCAGAAAACGCCGGGGCCGCACATGTCGGGAAGGAGATACCCGACTTAATCCGTCATGACCAGCAAACCAATCTCATTGACAACCCGTACGAGTGGGTCCTTGGATTCACCGTCTTCCTTTTCGTAGTCGCCGTTTTCATCCAATCCGCGAGCTTCGTCGTCATAACCCAGCGCTCCGGCGATGTTGGCCATTCCCTCTTCGTCTTCAAGGAAATACTGCCAGACGGCGCGTAGCGTTAGCAACTGGTCTTCAGTGAACCCAATATTCTTAGTCTTAGCTGGCATTGTGAACCTCCGGGGTTGTAGGACTCCCGCAGTATACCACGCCGAGTGGCAGCTGTCAAGTCCCTTTCTCACCCCCGCGTGGGCGCGCGGTGCATAGGCCCGCAGCTGCCCCGTGCGTACGGTCCGCTGCCCCGAGCGTATGGGTCGTACGGTGCCCGCCACCCACAGGCCCGCCACCCAGCCGCGCCGCTGGCGTATGGCATCCCGTGGCCCGCGTATGAACCATGTTGCGTGTTTGCATTCAATCTTGACACCGCCCGCGCGTACTGCTATACTGGTGCTATCGTCGAGGGGAAATCATGTTATCAGCTGTCACAGGCGGCTTCTCATTCGAGTCCGCCGATGAGAAACTACTCAGAGAACAGCGCTCAATAACATACCAAATTAACAACAACTTTATTCAAGTTGGTGCCGTTTTCTTAAAACAGAGCGGCAAGACACCGTACGAGAACGATTGGTTCGCGCGAGGGTACCGCGACACAAACCTCCAGAGTTGGATCGATGACCCAGACCACCAAATACTCAATGTCGGATTTAACTTACAGTTCGGATGGGTGGATATTGACATTGATTCGAGCAACCCCGCATATAACCAATGCATCGTTGCCGCACTTAACCATCTTGGGGTCGATACGCGGTTCCAGTTCGGACGGCTTTCGGTGGGGGCTCCTTCTCATTTGCTCGTCCAGCTTGGCGAGTCCGAAGCCTCCAACTTTAACCAGCTAAAGCAATTCGAACCCAGCGAATTCCGGATCGGGGGCGTGCGCCACAAAGTAGAGCTGCGCTCCCTCGCAACAAGCACGCAACAAGCAAACCTAGTCCGTGAAGCCAAACAAACCGTAATGCCGGGATCGATATATGTCAACAAAGTCAAGGCTGACACTTATGACATTTCCGTCTGGTACCAAGGCGGATCCGTTGTTGCCCATTCCGTTGGAGATGTGGCGGTTACGACGCCTCGAAGGACCGAGTTTAACACTATTATCCGAGCCATCGCTTTCGGAACAGCCCTGTACTTGTTCCAACCACATTGGGTTGAGGGATCTAGACAAGTCACCGCCCAAAAAATAAGCGGGTGGCTCGCACGCGTGGTCGCCGAAAGCAACGGGCTAAACAACCACGAGGCGATCGCAGACGACGTATTCTGCCCCGTCGATTCCGACAGCATCGCCGAAAGTCTGATAGAGTTCATCTGCAAATCGCTGGGCGACGACGAGCCTTACATGCGGGTTCGCACATACCGCGATGCGTGCGGCAAGCTCGAGCGAAATCCCGACGCGAAGATTCCCGGCTGGCCGACTATGTCCCAGCTTTTCGGCGACGACGTAGTGAACGCGCTCCGGGCTGTTCTGATGCCCGGTGCCGACGTGTCAATTCTCACCAAGCTCGCCGAAAGGTACATATACGATGAAACTGACGATCTCTATATCGATCGAGAGCGATTCCAAGCTTTTGCCCAATATGCGCACTCCGGCGCCGAATTGGATCGAAGGCATAGAGGGGATTTTGTACGAGTTGGGGGAAAACCCCGACCAGCCTTTAAGCTCTTTGAGATTTCAACTATTAGGAAAAGGGTTAACACACGAGATTTGTACCCCGAACTTGCCCCCGGCGGCATATTCAGAATTGACCGTATTGGTGAGCAAATTAGCGACGATAGCGAGGACGAGAGGGTTGTTAATACCGCCTTCAACACCTGGAAAGGTTGGTCAATCGCCCCCGCAAACCCCATCGACTCGGACTTGATGCAACTGTGTGTAAGCAATCTTGACCAATTGTTATGCTACTTGACCCGAGACAACGAGGCTCAGGCGTTATGGATAAAGCAATGGTTAGCATGGACCATTCAGCACCCCGGCGTCAAGCAGCAAGTTGCGCCTGTTATCGTGGGGGGTCAAGGTGTCGGCAAATCATTCTTCGGCAACACTTTTCTGATGTCCATATTCCAGAGCTTATGGGGCACGGCCTCGCCGAAATTACTGGAAGGAGCCTTTGCCATCGAGCCGTTCATAGGCAAGATGGTCGTCTTCATAGACGAGGCCAAGTTCCACTCCGAAGCTAGCACCGAAGAAATCAAGAAGCTAATCCGCAACGTCAGTATCGGCGGCGCGGAGAAGTTCCAATCGGCGCGAAACTACCGCATCTTTTCCCGCGTCATTTTCGCCAGCAACCACATTGATATGAACTTGGGGCAGGCCAACATACAAGACCGTGCCCTGTTCTACATGAAAGCGTACGATAGAGAACACAAGAGGATGACCGCCGCTGATTTTCGGCGATGGACGGTAACCCTCAAGCCATTCTTCGACAGGTTCAATGAATTGCTCGCCCGCAAAGACGCGCGGGAACATTACATGCGCTACTTTATGGATTTCGAGACGGATCGGCACGCGATAGAGAACACCGAAAATTCAGCGGCCACCGACAACGACATCGTCGCGTCGAACATGAGTTACGCAAGGCGCGTGGCGAAGTTCATCATAGAAGACGGCCGCATAATGGAGGACTCCGACATATCGATGCCGTTCACCGTGTCGGACCTCAATAAGCGCGTTGGCGAAGTGTGCCGCGACATGGGCATGCTCCCTGTTCAAGGTGCGCGAGTAATGGCCGAATTCCGGGAGGCCAGCGTCCTCGAAGCGCACACCGAAAATGGGCGGAACATGCTGCGGTTCAAGTACAAGATCGCCACTCTAACTGAGATGTTTGGCCTCGCTATTTCGGTGACGATGGAGCCCAAGTTCATATTTACCGACGAGGACAAGGGCGACAATGATACGACGCTTGCCTCACCGAAAGGGTGGCGGGGGCTAAACAGGGCTTTATTCCGACGCGTATAGAAGACAACTTGACAGGGTACGTGGCGACATGCTATGATGCAGACGTCGCACCTACCAACCCAACAGGAGTTTAGTGATGGTTAAGAAAGCAACGCAGACCGAGCCCGAGGTTCAGGAGCCCGCACCGGTCACCGAAACCGCCCCGGCCCCGGCCGAGGAGAAGAAGACCAAGTCGATCGTTCCGGCTCGCTACGCCGGGAAGTACAAGAAAGGCGGCGTCGACTCCCTCGCCGAGTTCATCAACGCGCAGTGCTCCGAGAAGGGCACGTTCGACTTTGCCAAGTTCTGGGATCTGTGCAAGAAAAACGGTCTGCCCACCGAAAAGGTGGACCATTACGCCGGGCAGGTCGCCGAAAAGCGGCATGGCGCACAGGGTCGCGCTCGCATGACCCTTCGCAACATGCTCGCTACCATCGTTCGTAAGGACGGCAAGCTCATCGCCTTGGACGGTTCCGAGGCTACCCTCTCACTGCCGAAGCCGACACTGAGTGGAGCCGCTGCGGCGGCGAAGCAGGGTGCAGCGACGGGTGAGGCCGTAACTAGCCAGTATTGAGCCCCCCTCGGATACTAAGCTAGGATCGGCAGGGGCGTCTCCGTGTAGAATCGGGGACGCCCCAAATTTTTTGGAGGATATGATGCACGCAGAAACGTTTAAGTATCTGAATCCCACCGATGAACAGCTTACCAAGATGACCATTATGCGCGGGGTTGCCGCGGAATACGCTAGTTTTGTAGATGCGCACTTGCCCGAGGGGCCAGACAAAACTTACATCCTTCGGAAGTTCCGGGAAGTTGCGATGTGGGTAAACATAGCCATCACCCGCAACCCGGATGGCTCGCCACGCACATAAGGGGTACTTGACAGGGACGCCGCCGTGTGATACAATGGCGGTGTCCAGCATGGGAGCGTGAAGTGAAGCAAGAAACCTACGATTACGCAATGCGAGTGTGTGGCGGCGTGTTGAAGCTCGTGTCCATGATACGGCAAGACACCGCCGAAGTGGTGGCGACAAATGACCACGTTGAAGTAATCAAGCACTACGACAAGGTCCGCAAGCTCACCGAGGAGATCAAGGAGGCTCGCGAAGCCCTCGACGAGATGGAAAAGCAGCTGAGCCGCGAGCAGGTGCCCGAAGTAATGCGGGCGCACAAAATCAAGACAATCACCATCGAAGGTGTCGGCCGAGTATCCTTGGGGAATCGCTGGTCTTGCACCATGCTCAACAAGGATGCTGGGTTTGAGTACCTCCGCAACAACAACGCTGCGGGGCTTATCATCGAGACGGTCAATTCGCAAACACTAGCCGCTTATGCGAAGGACCTGAGCACCACGAAAGGAGTGGAACTGCCAGCGGACATATTCAAAACAGGCATCATGACTTACACGAGCATAACGAAGGCATAACGCAATGTCAGCGTGGTGGTTAGTGGCTGGATTCGTAATAGTGGCTTTAATACCGCCCAAATACGACCCAGCTATCCGCATCAAAGAATGGCTAATGAAGGACAAGGACAAATGGTAGACTTCCAGACCAAGCAGGGAGCCGAAATGGCACAGGCCCTCGCAAAGCGAGACAACAGTAACGTTCCTGATCATCTTCGTCAATTCGCCAAGGCAAAGATCGGCAACATTGACCAGACCGATCTCGTAATACCCCGCATCAAGCTCCTGCAGGCGCTTTCGCCGGAGCTTACCACGTTCGACAACGCCAAGGTCGGCACGTTCTGGCATACCATCGCTAGCCAGAACCTAGGAGCCGAGCTGTTGGCGATTCCGATCGTCATCAAGAAATCCTACATCTTGTGGGCACCCCGCAACGATGACCGGGGCATTCTCGCCCGCGCGATGGACGGCATCCATTGGGACCCGCCCAACGCTGAGTTCACCGTCAAGCCGAAAGGCAGCTCGCAGTCGGTGACTTACTACACCAAGGAGACGGTCGCCGAAAGCGGGCTGGACCAGTTTGGCTCCAGCGTTCCCGGCGACTCGCAATCGACCCCGGCTGCGGCGCTCACATACAACATGCTGTGGTTCCTGCCGGAGTTCCCCGAGTTGAGCCCGTCGGTGATCATTAACACGAGGAGCAGCATCAAGCCGATGCAGCAACTACTGTCGAAGATCGACTCCAAGCCCATCGCCCATTACGTGCAGATGTACAAAATCGGCATCGTGATGGCAAAGGGAGCCGAGGGGCCATACTACAACTACACTTACACCGGGGTGGGGTTCGCCGACGGACATGAGGCGGGCATCACCGCCAAAATGTACGAGCGATTCCGCGAGGCCGCGTGGCAGGCAAATGAGGAGGCATCCGACGTCTCCGAGGATAACCGCCCCGAGCGGAGCCCCGGCAACCCGGAAATGGCTAGCAAGTTCTAGGCGCGTCCGCATATTGTAGCGCCTGGAAGGCGGGGCCGGTTGTTGCCCATGGCGATCGGCCCCGTCCCCATCGAAGGAAATAATCATGAGAAAATGGATAGTTGTCACCGTCATGACGTTGAGCACCCCCGCTTTCGGTGCGTCCATGGAATACTGCCGCCCTTATGCGGCTCAGGCCGCCGAAATGCTGATGAAGTACGTTTGGCTCCGGGCTTACACCAGTTGCCTCAACTATGACGAGGAACCGAAGTTACCAACATCCCAAGCCACCCTGTTCCAGCTGATCCCGCCCCCTCCCGGTTCCGTGCCCGCGACGGCAGCGCCGAAAGAGGTGCCAGTTGCAGATAACGGAAAGGCGCTTTGCATCAAGCACAACATGCGCACAGTTTACAAGGGCAGAAGTTGGAGATGCACCAAATGATTGACCCAGAACTAGCGCTCAAGATCGTCCGACAATCGAAGCTGATAGCCTTCGACACCGAAACGACGGGGCTAACCGTCAAGGACAAGGTCTGCGGATGGGTAATCACCGATGAAGAACATTCCATTTATGTGCCTGTTAGACACGGGGGCGGCGGGAACATCCCCAACGCCGAGGAATTCGAAAAGGCCCTCTATAGTGCCTTTTATAGTCGCTTTCTTAATAATTTTCCTGCTGTGGGCCACAATATTGGGTTCGATTTACGGGTTGCTGCTCGCCACGGGGTGGTTATAGCCGGACCAGTAGAGGACACAATGATCAACGAGTCCATAATCAACGACCTCACCGTTGGTTACGGGCTCGAAGAATGTGCTGCCCGACACGGGGTAACAGCGAAAAAGGGAGCAGAACTATATGCCGCCATCGCAGCCAAGTTCGGTGGGCTCGCCGACCGGAAGCAGATGCAGCACTTTTCGAAGATGGCTGGAGACGATCCTGTCGTCGTGGATTATGCTACCGGTGACGGGACCACCACCTTACAACTACGGCAGGTTCAGCAGCCCATCATCGATCGCGACGATTTACGGCGGGTCTGGCGGCTGGAATGCGACCTTATCCCCTACCTCGCGCGAATGCACAGCCGGGGGTTGCGGATCGACGCCGAGTACTCCGAACGGATTGCCGTCGACATAAAGGCCGCCATCGAAAAGGCGCAGACACAGTTTCCACTAGGGTTCAACGCCCGGTCGCCGAAAGATGTGGAGGGATTGTATCGTGCCAACGGTTATCAGGATGCTGACTTCGCTCTCACCGAACAGAAAGCGGTGTCGTTCCGGGAAAAATGGCTTGAATCTAACGATATTGGCCAGTCTATCCTCGCCGTACGAAGACTGGAGAAAGCCCGTGACTCGTTCATTAAACCTCTCGTGGATACACACAATTTCGGCGGGCGCGTTTACCCAATACTCAATCAGTCAAAGTCGGATGACTATGGTGTTGCCGGAGCAAGGCTGTCCTGTTCGGAGCCGAATCTACAAGCGTTCCCAAAGCGAAACATCGATATTGGCCGAGTGGTCCGAAGATTAGTAATTCCGGACGAGGGGATGCTGATCGAAGAGGCCGACGCCAAGCAGCAGGAACCCCGCCTGTTTACTCACTACTCCGAAGAACCGGCCCTCGTCGAGGGATACCGAAACGGCACAATGGATATGCACGACCGGGCCAGCGAAGTGCTGGGGCTTGACCGAGAGGTAGCCAAGCGGCTCGGGATGGGAATGCTGACGATGATGTCGGTTCCGACGCTGGCGGGTCATATGCGTTGGGACACAGAGCGAGCACGTGAAGCGCACGGCGCGTTCCTCACCGATGCCTTCCCCAAGATCAAGGAAATGCAGCAGACGGTCATGTCTGTTTTTCGGCGGCGCGGATACATCAAAACCATGCTGGGCCGTCGCGCTTATTGTGATGATCCGAAGTATGCCTATCGGGGCGTGAGCCGCCTGATTCAGAACAACGGCGGCGACCATATAAAGACGTGCATTCTCCGCGCCAACCAATACGAAGACGCGCACCCCGACAAGGTGCAGATGTTGCTCTCTATTCACGACTCCATGCTGTGGCAACGAACCCCAGACCACAGCCCCGTCGAACTGATAAAGGTCATCGAAAATGTGGCCGAAGAGATGAAACTGATAGTTCCCATACCATTTGGGCTCGGAAGCGGGCCTGATTGGGCTCGAGCCAGTTATGGCAGTAAACTAGATAAGTACGAAGACTAACTTGACACGGAGGCACGGGTGTGATATGATCGACATACTCAAGATGCACGCGGAAATGACAAAGGGATTGTTTGCGCCGTTCTCATCCGCCGATGAGCGCTACCTTTCGCTGTGTCTGTGCGGTGAAGCAGGCGAACTCGCCAATTTCATCAAAAAGCGCTGGCGCGAGGGCAATGACATGTTATACGCGGAGGAGATTAAGGACGAAATCGCCGATGTTCGAGTGTATCTCGAACTGATCGCCGCATGCTTTGGTATTGAAGGCAAAAAGCTGGACGAACGGGTCCAGAGCAAACTGGCCAAAGTGGTGGAGAGGCGCAAAAATGCCGTATCGTGAGGGCGACGAAACTGTATCATTCGAGGGAAGGATCGAGGTTTCCACAGCGAAAGCACACCTCGTATTCCCCACAATGGGACCGGAACAGGTGTGGGTCCCGAAAAGCCAGCTCGTTAAGATGTCGGAACCAGACGCCGACGGGCTGCGCGTATTTACAGTAACAGACTGGTGGGCCAAGAAACAAAAGGACCTGTGATGTTAGAATCCGAATTCAAGGATCACATAATCAGGGATATTCGCAAGGAAGGAGGATACGCTCGCCGAATAGAGGACAGATTTTCGGTGGGCCAGCCGGACATGTTCCTCATACCGAAGCTGTGCCCCGCGATGTGGATCGAGGCGAAGATTATCAAGGGCAACCTGCTTATTCCACGCCCGCGCCAGTTCATCGAACTGCAGCGGCTCTACCGCCCACCACATTGTATCACTTTCATGATTGGTTGTAAAGCAGATCGAATGTATATCGCACCACCCGACATGAAAGTGCAGTTGTTGTCTTGCTTAGAATCCACACCCGGCGAAAGGGTGGGCGATTTCATACGACGGGCAATCAAGGAGGAAGAAGGCATTGAGCGATCCTAAGACAGCAAGGCAAGTGTTGGAGCAAGCCATCAACGCAATCGAGGAGGGAACCAAGAAACACGGCGACACCGCTAAGTCGTTCACCATGATCGCCGAACTGTGGAACATATACCTAAAGCACAGATGGGACAACAAAGTATGGGCGATTCATCCCCACGACGTGGCGGTTATGATGTCGCTGCTCAAAATCGCACGAGCCGCCCACAGTTATAGCTTCGACAACTATGTCGACGAGGCGGGTTACACCGCACTTGCCGCCATGCTTCACCCAACAACAACAGCACCACATCCGGGCAAAACCAATGAATCTGTTTGAAAAAACCGGCGTCCACGTCCTCGTCGATGGACAATTCGGCTCCACGGGGAAGGGAGCGCTTGCCTCATTCCTAGCACGCGAGGCCGTCGAAAGCGGGGCCATAAAGGACTTCCAAGGGGTAATCACCAGCGCGGGGCCTAACAGTGGCCACACTAGCTATTGGGGGCACGGCAAGATCATACTCAAGCAGCTGCCCACTTTCGCTGTCCAGGCCCATCTTATGGGTTACACGATCCCGGTGTTCCTGTCGGCCGGGGCGGTGATTAACCGGGACCAACTGTTCTTCGAAGCCAACACGTATCCCAGCATTCCGATACACGTTCATCCGAACGCAGCGGTGATCACCAAGGAAGCGATGCAGGAGGAGTTGAAGGGCAGCATCCGGGATATCGCCTCAACGCAGAGCGGAACCGGTGCGGCGCTCGCCCACAAGATATATCGCGAACCAGAGGCCATCGCTAAGAATAGCCTTGGCCCCACGCCGAAAAACGTGGTGATATCACATGTTCGCCCCAAACCGGACAGTAACGCCTATTTCATGGAAGTGTCGCAGGGGTTCTCGCTCGGCATCAACTCCGAGTTCTATCCCCATGTAACCAGCCGCGAGTGCACGGTTATGCAAGGCATCGCCGACGCCCGCATTCCGCCGCGACACGTGGCGAAGACCTACATGTGTGTTCGGACATACCCCATACGGGTCGGGAACCTAGGGACGTACTCCAGCGGCGATTGGTACGAAGACCAGACCGAAACATCATGGGACGAACTCGGGATCGATCCGGAACTCACCACGGTTACGCAGCGGGTTCGCCGGGTGGCCACCTTTTCGATGAGGCAATACATCGACGCCGTCTACGCGAACGATCCGGATTGGGTGGCGGTCAACTTTATGAACTACCTGAACGACGCCAATCAGGCTGAACTTATGGACAACTTGATGGAAGCGCGGGCGCTAGTTTCTAAAGACCACGGCTTCATCGCCGGGTTCGGCCCCCACGCATCGCAGTGGAGGATATTGTGAACCCAATCTTCAGCGAACTAGACATGCGCCTTTCGGTGGTTCCCCGTTGGGTGGTGGTCCCGACGATCCAGAAGCAGAGCGTGGCGGAGCACTGCTTCAACGTGGAACGGATCGCCCGCCAGATTGCGCAGCAGTGGTTCAATATTCGCGACACCGACCGGCTGGACCGAATCTCCCAGCTGGCGCTCCATCACGACGATGACGAAGCCATAACGGGAGACATTCCCTCCCCCGCCAAAACGATCCTCAGCGAAAAGTACCTTGACAACCGCGCCCGCCTGTGGTACAATGCCCACGGATCGCTGGGGCTCATCGTGAAGCTGGCCGACTTAATGGAGATGTACCGATTCTTGGTTATGGAAACCATGCTTGGAAACCAGTATATCGACGAGTATTTGACAGAGCTTCTAAACAAGGTAAGGAACGTCTACCCCGACCAATACAAGCGGTGGTTACAGTGGTCCGACGAGATATGCGCAATGAGGGGAACTACAATTGACCCAACTTTTGGAAGTACAAAAAGCGGCACTGAAAGCAGCGTATGACAAGCCGGGCTTTGCCTACTGGATGGAAATGGGGCTCGGGAAGACGCTTACGGCGCTTTCCGAGTTTGACTCCCTAGTCCACGAGGATAAGGTAACGCGGCTGGTGGTGGTTTGTCCCAACTCGTTCAAGGGCGGGTGGGTCAGCGAAATAGAGAAGCAGGAAATTAACGTCGATCCGTGGGTATACGAGAGCGGCGCGGACAACAACGTATTTCTCAAGCGTTCGTTCAAGAAGCCACCGGTCTTGATCGTAAACTACGAGGCGATACGGCGAGTAGGAACTCAGGAGTTTATTCGGCGGTTCATCGCGGGCCGAAAATGTATGGTCGTTTTCGACGAGAGCATCCAGCTGAAAAATAACAAGGCAGACCAAACCAAGGCCGCGATATCGCTGGCCTCCGGTTTTCGGTATGCCCGCATCCTTAGCGGCAAGCCTATGACGCAAGGCCCCCACGATTTGTGGGGCCAGATGCGAGTCATCGGGAAGCTTAACGGCTACAACTTCTACGCGTTTCGGGGCATGTTCTGCCGGATGGGTGGTTACCTGAACAAGAAGGTGATCGGCGTCCAAAATGAAAAACAACTGGCGGAGCTAGTCGATCCGCACGTGTTTCGGGCGACGAAGGATCAGTGGACGGACTTACCGCCGAAAGTGTATACCATCCGCGACGTTGAAATGGGCCAACGCCAGCACCAGCAATACCGCACGATGGAGCGGGATTTCGTCACGTGGCTCGAAAACGGCGACAACGTCTCCGTGGACATGGCGATCACGAAATACACCAAGCTGGCCCAGATACAGTTCGGCTTCCTGATCGACGAACTCGGCGAAGTCCACGAGTTGGTGGAGCCCGAGGCAAACCCCCGAATTAACGCCATCAAAGACATGCTGGACGACGAGATAGTGGGCAAACTAATCGTTGTGTATCACCACCGTTATGCCGGAGCCGCACTGCTCAACGCGCTGTCGAAGTACGACCCGGCCATTATTCGGGGCGGCATGAGTGACGCCGAACTCACCGGGGCGCGGTATCACTTCAACAATGACCCGGAGTGCCGCGTCATCCTAATTCAGACCACGGCTGGGCGTTACGGACATACCCTGCTGGGCCGGAACACCCCGACGGAGCAATGCTCCACGATGGTGTTCGCCGAAAATACGTGGTCCCTCGACACAAGGTCCCAGCTGGAAGACCGGATGCACCGAATAGGGCAGGGGGCTGATTCCTGCCTCTACGTGGACTTGGTGGGTTCCAGCCTCGATCGCCGAATAGTTCAGGCCCTCCAGCAGAAGCAGTCGGTGTTCGACGCCGTGATGAAGCACATTGGGCGTTAGAGTCCTAGATTTCGGAGAATCTTGTATAAGTTGGTAACGTTTTTAGGGTCCACGGCTGGAGCGGCGGGGGTTCGTTTCTTGATCAGGTCCATCATTTCGTTGGTCAGCTTCTTTGCGCCACGGTCTGCCACGCTGCGACCGTACATGCCAAGTGCCGGGATGCCGGGGAACGTCGCCAACCCTACCAACGGATTCATGGCATAGGCGAGGGACATACCGCCGATACCGGACGATATAACGCTGGGAAGTGAAGCCAAGTGCCCAGCAAATCGAGCCCCCTTCATGGCGGGGTCGCCCTTATTAATCCTCTGGAGCGCGTCCAACTCTTCGGACGAAAGATGCTCTACCACGCGCCGGTCGTTTAGCAGACCCTCTACCTGAGTACCTATCGCTTTATCGAAACCGTGACTATTGGGTCCCGCCGCGTGGACTTGCGCCCGCTTAATGGCTTCCTCTACCCTACCCTCCGCTATCGCACGCAATTCCTCCGGGGTGGCTTGTCGCTTTTGCTGAGCGCGCTCTTTCTCGCGTTCTGCCTTGGATTTGCCGGTCTTCGCACCCGCCGTACCTTCGATGATAGTGGCCTTGGGGTTCGGGGTCTTGGTTCCAGGCTTGGCTTTATTTAGTTGTGGCTGGTTCGGTTCAACGGTACCCGCCGCCGCCTTTCGGGGAACAATGTCCAAAGGTGCGGCAGTAGCTTTGCCCTGAACAATACCCTTTGCTCGCAGATTTGCCGCGTGCGCCAGCTTGGCGTCTTTATCCGCTTGTTCCAGAGCCGCCGCCGTCTTCGGATTCTTATCGGCAAGGAACCGCTGATGCGCCCTTGCAAGCCTCGCATCCGCGTCGTCGTATTTCTTCTGGGCGATGGCCTGCTCTTCCGGAGTACCGGCGGTTCCTTCTGCCCTTGGCCCCGGATCGGCCAGCACGCCTTTCGGCGCGGGGTCAGCGAAATTAGCGATCCTGTCATCCAGTTCCTTCAACGTAGCCCCTAGGCGCTGCCTCTGCGATGCTGTTGCATTGCCCGCCGAAAGCTGGCGGTCAATTACCTCGCGCTGGGCTTGCAGGGATGCCAACGTCTGAACAGCCGGTTCCGCAGCCAGCGGACCAGCCGGAGCGACGGGTGGAGCAGCAGGAGGAGCCGCTTCGGCAACCGGAGCGACGGGGGCAACTAGAGCCGCCGTAGGAGCCGAAGGAGCCGCCGAAAGTTTGTCGATAGTTTTGGTATGCCTGTCTATTGAATTGGTAAGGGCCGTCTTCTGGTGGGCGAGCGAATTTCTGCGGGCAAGCCCCAGATTCGGGTTTGCAAGCTCTGCATCCACGTCAGCCAGAGCCTTCTGGGACCGTACCAAACCGGCCTTCGCGTCGGTTAGCCGTTTTGGCTCGGCTTTCGGTGCGACCAGAGGGCCTGCCGGAACGGCCGCAGGAGCCACAGGAGGCGCGACGGGCGGCATAGCCGGAGCGCCCTGAGCCAGCGGACCAGCGGGCGGAGGCGGGGCTACGGGAGGGGCAGCAGGAGGGGCTGCAGGAGGCGGTAACGGAATGACGTCGAGCGGCCCCGGCCTCTCTTCGGGGACCGCCATTGCAGGCATGTTCGCTTCTTCCCCGATCTTTACTCCAGCTTTCTCAACATTGGACGGAGTCGGAGCACCCGGATCGACGGGGCGAACCCTCGGGCCTTTCAGCCCAATGGCATCGGCGGCGCTCTTAGCGCCTCGCGACATTCTACCACCTAGCTGTTCATCCAGCCACCTTGCCGCTCCCGGAATAGCACCGATGGCTTGGGCTATTGCGTGACCGCCCGCGCCGAAAGCACCGCCAACAGCCGCGCCCTGTTGCACATCATCGCCATGCATTGCAGCATCGGCCGCGCCGTAACCAGCGTTCTCCAAGGCGGATGTTATCAACCCGGCAATGAACTTGACATCTTTCGGTCCACCGAGCCACTTGGTAACCCTTGGAACAGCGGTGGGAAGCAGCGGAGCCGTGCCGATCGCCCCGAGCACGTCCATTTCCGTTCCACCGCCGACTTCCATCCTTCTCTTTTCGGTCTCATATTTTTCAGCCTCATAGCCTTTGGAACCGGGCATCGCCGAAGCGAATCGGTCGCCAAGACCGAAAGCAGAGTCAGCCAGAATGCGCCCCGCGGAGTCTACGGAACTGAGCAGCCTTTGCCCGAGCGGCAGATGCAGATGCTGCTGGCGAACGATACCCGCTATCTGAGCTTGGAGCGCGTCGTAGGACTCGGCCTGAGTTTCGCCGGGGGCGTCGTACGTGTCCCCGTTCGGCATCTCCCAACGCCAATACTTGGGTTCTTCGGCCATTACTTCTCTCCCGGCTTAACGGGGCGAACCTTGAGGCCCTTGTAGGTGCCCGTTGGTTCACCAGTATCGGACACCGCCTCTTCCATCGCCGCGTCAATTTCATCGTAGGTAGGAATACGATACCCGTTGCTCTTTGCGTCTGGTGATTTTGGATCGTAGACACCGTTCACCATTAACTCGCGGGCTGCCTTATATTGTACCAAGTTGCGTCGAAGAACCTGATCATTGTCCCACTGGTCCAGCGAACCTAAGGCCCGCTTTAGCAACAAGGCATCAGAATCAGTGACGTTGCCCAGAGCGCCACCGGTATCTGAAGCCTGCCGCATTTCATTGAGAGACTCAATGGAAGTGGACGAGTTGATGACGCCTAGATTGTTTGCCAACGTGCGCTGTGAACCGCCCGGCTTCCAGTTAAGAGCCGCGCCCCAACCGGTAACACCTAGCCACGAGTGTTTATTTTCGTCGATGGCTCGAATGGCATCATCGACAGCGCGGTTGATAATCCTAAACTTAACGCGCTTATTGACGCCGGTGTTTTCTTTCTTCGACTCCGCCAGCGCAGCCTTAACCTCGTCATCACCCGTCTTCTGTTGGACAGCCAGAGTGTCGGCCGCAGTCTTGGCGGTTTCAGCCTTGGTTTTGGCTTCATCTAGAGCAGCAGGACCGGTTTCGCCGCCGATCTTGCGAGTAATAACAGTCCCATCCGGGTTGCGTAATGGTTCCAGAGTGTCGGGATCGGTAACTACTTCATAGCCTTCTTGAACCTTGCCACCAACTCCACCAGCTCCGCCAGCACCCACCGAAATAGAGGTACCACCGAAAGCACCTATCTTTACCAGCTGGGCTGGGGACAGAGGCTTGAGGCCACGCTTCGCGCGATCGGCATTTACAAGTTCCGTGATAGCCTTCTCTTTCTCCAGCGGGTCTTTCGGCGCGGTCGTAGCGAGTATCTGCCCATTGTCGATGCGCTTTCCGGAGTCCTTTTCAACCAGCACCTTGCTGCCGTCTGCCTGTTCAACATATATCGTATCAGGCACTTTCTTCGGCGAAAGGGTCTTAACCAGAGCACCGGTATCCTTATCAATTAACATCTGGGTGCCGTCTGCCGCCGTCACAACCTCATTGTTCGGCTTAGAAGCCTCCTTAACGAATTCGTCGAGAGCGTCCGTCTCATTGAGATAAGTAGCGGCTGCTTCGGTGATACCAAACTGCTTCTGAATGAGTGGCAGATACTGCTCACGAAGCTTCTTGGACGCAGCCTTAGCCGCCGCCTCATCCTGCTTAATCTTCAGTTCGCCCTCTTGGACCGAAAGGCCACCCTCCGAAACCTTCTGAGCCCGCTCTTTCAGAGCCTGATCAGCCGGAGCGTTCTTAATATCCAGTTGTAGCTTCTTTTCGGCGAGGGTTGGTCCCGTAAACACGATGGGCTTACCATCCTTACTGCCAACCGGCACCTTACTAACCTTGTCTACGAGTATGTGATTTCCATCGCCCGCGTCGATGAACTCCGTTTCAGGCGGGTTGTCTGGGGAAATTTGGTGAATAATGTGTCCGTCGCGCGTGTCGATAAGCATCTGTCCTTGACGGCCGGACTGAACCACTTGCGTGTGCGGCTTCGCCATCTCCTGAATAACAGTATCAAGCCCGCCCGTGCGATCCAGATACTCAAGGGTAGCGGGGTCAAGGCCGTATTGCTTGCCCAACGCTGGAAGCTGCGACGCACGAGCAGCACGATCCGTTTGTTCCTGCTGCATCTTCTGCAGAGCAATGAGATTGTCCATGCTCATTCCACCCGCGCCGGAACCAGCGCCACCCTTGCCGATGGTTGCAAGCAAAGCATCACGGTTGTCCTGATACGGCGAAAGACCAGCAGCAATCATCGTCGCGCCGCGCTGGAAAGCTGCCGTTCGCTGGCTCTGCTCCATCAGCTTTGTGTACATCGCCACAAGGTCTGGAGGCGACTGATAAGCCTGTGGTTGCGCCGGAGGAGCAGCTGGAGGAGCGCCGCCATCGGTAGGAACAGCACCAACCGGAGGAACAGCACCAGACGCAGCCTTTATCGCATCGGGGGTTAGTTTGCCCCCGCTCATCAATGTCTGCATCAGCGCGCCAATGTTAAAGGCCATCACTGTTGTCCTGTTAGACTAAGACCATACCGCTTTCGGCGACTATCCAGTAGAGTAGCCATTAGGGCAGAAGCCCCGGCGCTCAAATCTGCGCCTCCGGAGCCCGCCGAAATAGGGGCACCAACGGATTGAACCGGAGCCTGTTCCTCGGAGGTATTGACGTTGCCACCGATACCTTGCTGTATCATCTTCAAGCCCGCCGCCATCGGATCAGAAGCAGCCGGAGCAGCCGGAGCCCCCGGAGTCGCGGTAAGCGTGGTGCCCACCGAACCGGGCTTAACGCCGCCGAGCGAGTTGACGAGCCACGCCGGGGCGTTTGCACCCCTTCCGCCCGCGCCCCAGACACCGGGCGTGTCGAACCCGACATGGAACGTGGTATTTCCCATATAGTCGGAGCCAGCGCCTATTCCTGCCGCCCCTCCTGCTTTAGATGCTTGCAAAAATGATTCAATGATCGGCAAATCATCCTTGTTCGTAAAGTCGAGCGCGCGTCCGCCCTTAATGAGCTGTATATCTCCCGCGCCACCCAGATCATGGCGATGTGAACCGGTACGATGAGACCCAGACGCTTCCTGTCCGCCCGAGACAACCCGTACGGCATCGATCCCCGCCTTCTCTGCTGCTTGTTGATAAATACGTGTAAGCTCCGTCTTCAGCTGCTGATTACGGATGGAGCCTTGATTAGCGTAGAGTAGATTATACGCCACCGGGGCCTCCGCTATCTAATGTAACACCCTGGTACCGTTTTCGGCGAGTCGCCATGAGAGCCGCCATCATTTGCGCCGCTGCCGACGCGCTCGGTATATTGGCGTCGACGCTGGAAGGTGTGAGCTGGTTCGCCGAAGGATCAGACTTAGACCGTGAACCGAGCGAAGCAGCGAAAGTACCGAGCCCCGCGAGGATGTCCGCGAGCTTGGAATTACCCGGAGCGGCTGCTGTGGTTCCCGGCCTAGTGGGGGGCAGCGGAACACCTGAGGCGTCTGGTGCTGATATTCCCGCACCGGGTCCATCAGCCGGAATTGGAAAAGCGGCCGCGCCCGTTCCACCATATCTTGCGGAATTTAGTGAGATACCTAGCGGCTTGGTCGCATCACTAAATCCGGCGTCTAAAGGAATCCTAACTCTCGCCGCGCCATGGAACGGTGCCCAACTTCGTTGGCGAGCAGCGGAGTCCAAAGCAAACTCAATGCCTGCCCTCCAGTCTTTTCGGGGGTCATAGTTGGACTTCAGCATCTCCTTGCCGAGCCCGCCCTCCACATTCAGCTGGAAAGCGCCATAAGATGGCTCGTAAGTGCCGTCTTTCCGTTTAATGTTACTCCGCTGGAACGGGTCTGTAACCCCGCCCTCCGACATCGCTACTTGAACAGCGATGTCCGGATCGATGCCGCGAGCAGCTGCCGCCTTGCGGATGAAGTCTTCGATGTAGTTCATTTTTTTCTCATTAATTTTATGGTGTTCTTAGCCTGCTCTATCTTTGCCTTGTAGTATTCCGGCGGGAAATCCATAAACATTCCCCCCTTCAAAATACGTTGATAGTTTTCCAGTTTCTTTTGCATTCGTTCAACGGACGGATGATATATCTCCTGCATGAACGCATCATCTGTTAATTTCTCGGTACCGACCGGCCCCAATTGGGTAGGCACATTTTCGGCGTTCGGTGAAACATAGTCCTTATTGCTAAGTACCCCGCGCAACTTACCCGCTTCTTGCGCAACTTCTGAGAACTTAGGAACAGCGCGAGAGGGATCCATTAACATTACCGCGTGATCGTACGGATCTTCTGAATATGGATTCCAGTGCGGGTATTTAACTGAGTCATATCCAAAATCCTTAAAAGCATCTAGGGTTGGCTTCCCCTCTTTAAGACGGTTATAGATGTCCAACAAATCCGGATTATCAAAGGAAGAAAAGTACTCCAAGGTGTCCGCAACATGTACGGGATCGTTCCATTTTAATGGGTCTGCCGGGAAATCCAACTGCCTGCCCGGATCAGCGTACATCGGATAAGTACGGGGACCGGCCAGCGTCATCCCTTTTGGCAATTTACCACGATCCTGCGCTAGAAGTAAATTTATGTCAGGGGTGTCATAGTTCATGCTGTAATAATCGGCTATATTGGGTGACGAGGTTAAATGTAGTCCTTCGTCGTACAAACTACCACCGGGCCGATCGTAGTTTACCCTCCTGTTGGTTCCATGGTACAACTCTTCCAACGGCGGCCCCGGCTTTGAAAAATCGGGATGTACACTTTCAGGAGCCACCGGCTTTGCGAGTACGCCCTTAACCGGCGACCTTCCAATAAGCTTAGCGCCACTTCCAGCAAGCGTCTTGCCTTCGGCCTTGAGCAGCCCGGTCCCAAGCTTCTCGTCCAGCGTACCAAGAATGCCCTTTATGAGCTTCTGACTAGCCACTTGTTACTCTTCCGTTAGCTTTTTGAGTAGAGCTTTATACGCTTTCGTTTGGCCAAGAGCCTTATCGTTTATGTCCTGATCAACATGGAAATCTCCCGTCGCCCACGCTTGATCCGCCTTGTCTTTCAGTATTTTTTCTGCCTGAATACTTTCAGGAGTAGCCATCGCCGCGTGCTTATCCTTTAATTTTTGAATATTTTTTGCTAAGGCGGCCTTTTTGTTCGGCGGAAGCTGGCCATACTTGTACTCTAACTCCATGTGGTCAATTTCATTCATAAGTTTTCGCTGGGTCGGGTTCCATAGCTCGTATAAAAATTCCTCGGGCGGCAACGCATGAACGCCCTCTGGTCCCAACACATCCGCAATATCCTGAGCGGTTATGTCGGGATACGCAATTTTTTCCGGGGCCAACACCCCTCTTACTTTTGCAGCTTGTTGACCGACTTCTGAATACTTTGGTACGGCTCGCGACGGGTCCAACAACATTAAAGCCTGTCCCGAATCCGTGTTGTCTATCGGGTTGTAATGTGGATACCCCACCGAATGGTAACCCAAATCCGTTAAGGTTGTGCCCACAGGCTTTCCGCCACGCATATCTTGTATTATTTTTTCATAGATGGGATCGTTAAGATAATTCCCCCAATCGGTTTTCGACCAATACCGCCTCTGTTCATCAATGGAATCCGCCACTTGCTCCGGGTCTACCCATTTTCCGGCGTCCGCCGGGAAATGAATCTTATTCCCAGGATCGGCATACATAGGATAAACACGCGGCCCCGCCAAGCTAAACTTTGGTACCTTATCAGTGGCCGCCGCTTTCAGCAAGTTTAAATCTGGCGTATCGTAGTTCAATGCATAAAAATCAGACACCATCGGGGTGCTCGTTAAGTGCAGCCCAAAATCATCATAAAATCCAGCGCCGGGTCGGTCAAAATTTGCCCGTCTGTTCGTGCCGTGATACACTTCTTCCAACGGTGGTCCCGGCTTCAAGAAATCTGGGTGCACACTTTCAGGCAACGGCTCTGCAGGCTTCGCAAGAATGCCACGAACGGGGGACCTTCCAACAAGCTTCGCCCCACTTCCAGCAAGCGATCGGCCCTCGGCTTTAAACAAGCCGGTACCGAGCTTCTCGTCGAGTGCCCCGAGTATACCCTTAATGAGCTTAGTGCTAGCCACTATTTGCCCTTTTGTCTTTCTTCGAATATAAGATCGGCAATACGGTCGGCAAATCCTCCCCTCGCCGCTTCCTCCGACGACGGTTCTTGTAATGCGTACTTGATTAGCGTATCCATGTCCATATCTGGGTAGCCAGCAAGTAGCTGGTGCATCATCGCTTTATCGTCCAAAGGCGGCCGATCCGTATCTAACCCCAACACCCCCCTAGCTTTCTTTGCTTGTTGTCCAATATCCGAAAATTCCGGAACGGCGCGACGGCGATCAAATAACATCAGCCCCTTACCTGTCGCCGGGGCATATCGAGGACGATCCCGATAAGGAGTGTCGTGTCCATACAACATAGAGTCATAGCCCGCATCACGGAGAGTTTTAACAACCGGCTTATCAAAAGCCAATTGTTGTAAAATGTAATCTATTTCGCGGGGCACTTCCATGTCTTGATAGTCTTCGTAAGCACGCATCGCTACTCGATAGGGATCATCCCAAGGACCATAATCTCGTTCAAACCCCGTAAAAGGCTTGCCCGGATCGACTAGCATTGGATAAACCCGAGGCCCCGCCGGTCCCTTTACCCTCTGAATGGGTTTGTCCAAATACGGATGAAGCGCGTAAACATCTGCAATACCCGGTGAACCCGTTAAATGTAGCCCCTCATCCGCTAAATTGCCTTTCGGCCTATCAAAGGGGTATTTTCTATTAGATCCGTGAAGCATACGCCACAACGGGTCGCCAGTTTCTTTCAACAAATCCGGGTGCACAGTGTTAGGATTCAGTGGCTTCGCAAGAACTCCAGGGGGTGTTCTGCCAACAAGCTTCGCGCCGCTGGTCGCAAGCGATCGGCCCTCGGCCCCAAATATCTTTGTGCCCAGATTGTCTTCGAGGGCATTGAGTATGCCCTTGACGAGTCTCGTGCTAGCCACTTGTTAGGATACCCATCGGCACGGTCTTGAGGCCACCCACTTCCCGTACGACGCCGGGATACTTCTTCTCCACATCTTGCGCCATCGGACCGATGACTTTCGGTGTATCTTTCCGCTGCCCCTTGTACCGATATGAGTAGAGCGGCAACCCCGTGGTCTTCGCCTTGCCGACGCGCTTAATGTCGGTCTTCGCGCGCTTATCCGATATGCCCATCATCATCGGCAAGAATTGCATCAGCCCGCCGAAAATGGTGCCGAAGTCCATCCCCTGCTTTTCGGAGGTAGACGTCTTCTCCATGTTTTCGGTCTTGCCGTACGGAGACATACCCAACGCCGAGAGGCGCATGTTAAGCTGCTCCAATGGGTAGTCGCGCTTCTCATAGAACCGGGACTTTTTGGCGTCGAGTTCAGCTTGGCGCTGTTTTTGCTCCTGCGAACCCGCTCCGAGAAGAGCGCTGGCATCGCCAAGTCTTGTTCTGGCCCTCGCATCGGCCGTATTCGTAATACCAGCGGCGGCGTCTCGCATTCCGGAGCGATCGGTAAACATGTTGGCGACGGCAGTGTCGTATCCAGACTTGCGAAGCTCCGCCGAAAGGTCGCCTATCCCTCTGGCACCCTCGGCGGCGAGAATGCCCTTCTGAACACCAGCAGCGGACCCGCCGAAAGCGCCCGCCTTCATCGCGGCGTCGTCGGCAGCCGACAACTGGCCGGTAAGAGCCCGGTTCGCGTTGTCGATGGAGCGGCTCTCAACGTTGTCAATATACGGGTTGAGGTATTGCGTAGGATCGAACGGCCCCGCAGACTTGTCGTAAAGACCCTTGGCGTCGCTGTACCAAGGGGTCTCCGAACCAGCCCCCTCGGATATCATCTTGTAGCCTTGGTTCGTCATTGCCGACGGGTCTACAACATCCTGTCCGCCCCACTGCTTAAGGGGGCGAGCAGATATTCTTTGCGCCATCCCGTAGTTGGCTTGCGAAGCCTTGTCCACCCAAGCCGGAAGCTTTACTTCGGTTGTTTGAGTGGTGTGAGCAGGAGCGCTACCGCCCATTTTCCAAATCCTTTGCAAAGTAGCCGCCGACACGGTACCAACCCGGTTCAGCGAACTTCCACCATCCGTCGCGGCCGACTGCAGTTACTCGATTTGCCCCGATGCTTCGGGCGAAGTTATAGATTTCGGGGAGCGCATGGGTCGCTTCTTCGATAAACCCTACTACCAAGGCTATGTCCACCACCTTTCGGCGGGGAAATTCGTTGACTTGTGTTACGATCCAAGTGTCACCCACCGCGAAGCTCTGCATCTTGCCTTCGTTGATAAGGCCCATTATGTCGTCAAAAGTGTACAGGTTGCCGAAAGCGTCCAGCGCCCGCTCCACTTTAATCCGCATGTCGTCGCGAGTAATGTTCACCCTGACACCAGCGTTGCCGTGATGGCCCCCGCATCACTCACTTTGATCTCGTACGTTTTCTTGCCGGGGGATAGGAGCAACACGGAGTGATTGCCCGATACCGCCGAAAGTACGCTGTTCGCAACCCTGTCACGATCCGCCTCCACCCGACGCAAGAAATCGGAAAGACCCGGCTCCCTAAAATCGGGTACCTTTACGCTCATTTCTTACCCCGCATCTTCGCGTCGATGAGAATGGGTCCCACCGTGGACCAATCGGAGTTCGCCACCATGTCCATACGTAACCGCATGTCACGGGCTGTCTCGCGAATATCCACGTAACCGGTGGGTTGCTTCTTCTGCTTCGTCGTGTATACCTCGGGGGCGTAACCAGCTCGAGCGTTGGTTTTGACCACCGAAAAGCGGAGGGCGTTGATATCGCCCGCCACATCGGGCATTATCTTGTTGAGCGTGATGAAATTCTCTCCGCCCGTCACGTTCAAGTTTTGAGATTCTATCCACGGCATTTCGGCGCCCGGATAGTTCCACCCGGCTTCGTGTCGCCATACGTTCACGCCGTCGGACATAATTGGAAATGGATCGTTGGCGTAAACGTAACCGCAAGTGCGGGACAGCTTGCCCATCGTCCATATCTTGCTACGATAGTCCCATACAGCGAACCGATCCGTATGACCATCCGGCGAACTGGTGCTCACGTAGAACCACCACACTTCACCCTTATTGGAGATGTGCACGCAAGCGCCCTGATTACGCGTTGCCGTGACATTGATGGTATCTTGAATGCGATCCCAGATATCACATGGGATAATTCGAGGAGCGGTACCGTCGAAAATCCACCACCCGTCGAAAGATGGCCACACGACGCCTTCCGGCGTCTCACATATCGATGCGGGGCTGTACGGAATGGACACCTTGCCGATCGGGTGGTACGAATATACGTAAGGGAGCCCCACCCATTCGATGAGGTAGCTCATCGTCGTAGTAAACATCACGATGCCGTTGGAGAACAACTGCTGCGTGATGATGGGCGAACGGGGCGATACGTCGTAGAAGTTGGACCGGCTCAGAATATCCGTACCGAGCGTCCAGTTCGTGTCGTCGCCAGCGTTAGACCACCCGAACTTAGCAAAGTCGTTAAGCGCGAACAGCATCGCGTGCCGTTCAGGGGTGATCACGAACGCTCGATTGCCGATGGGAGCGTTAAGAATGGCGGCTAATGGTACCGTGGGCGTCGAAGGCTTCCAGCCCAGATAGCGCCCATCCATGCTGGTCATAACACGCAGTTCTTCGCCCCAATTGTCCATCGAAAACACGGGGGTGGTCAGCAGCTGCTTGCTCGGACCGGGTCGGGGCGTTCCGTACTTAGCAGAGTTATACTTAAGGTCGCCGTATCCTTGATTGTTCTGTGGCAACGGGGCCATTCCGCCGACCGGTGTAATATCGGTTACAGCGCCTGATATCTCTACGTAACAATTTTGTTCGCACAGATACGCATTCACTACTATATTATTATTGGTTACCCATCGATGCATCTTTCGGAGACGCGAGGCGAACGGCCCAAGGGTAAGGTGTTCCCACCCGCCGATGGGACGAAGCGTAGAACCGTTGTCCCATCTAATAAGGTGCGCCTCACGCCAATTCGTAATCTTGGCGTTCTTCGACGCAAAAGTTGTAACGCCGGGAGGGAATTCGACGGGTGTCATTTCTTTGCCATGTAAGCCGCCAACGCGCCTGCCATTACACCAACCGCTCCAACCGCCGCGTTACGCGCCAACTCTGATACTTGAATGCCTAGGAATATAGCAACAACGATCAGCACCAACACTATGCCGAGCGTAAAGGCTAAAACAACGGCGACGGAGCCACGGTATTGACTCACTAAATCTCTGCCAATTTTTTCATGCGAGCCTCTTTCTCAGCCTGTGCCTTGACTATGGCCTCTTCCTTCGCTGCTTTCGCCACGATGGTTTTCTGGTCAGCCTTTGTCTTGTAGTATTTCGGGTCAATCGGTAATGACTGTTTCTCCAATGGCGACGGATCAGCCACTAGGACAAACAAGCCGTCATGATATTTTGTAATTATCTCGACCAGCCCGTAGGTAGTTGGCGCGGCTATACCAATTGTGTTAGCGTGGGCGAGCATATCAGCCTTGTACTTGTCGATTGCCGCTTGCAAGTCGTAGCCAAGCCCTTGATATTCATCCGCCCACATCTCGTATGGCTCGGCCATATCAACCTCCCTTAATGATGAACGAAAGCAAGAGCGACGGTTGCGCGACGTTGGCCGGATAGCTGCCATATGCCGCAACCCCGGTGGCGTCGACATCGGTAGTGGCCTTCGTCGTGTAGTTCGAGCCAGCCGCAGCGCCGCCGCCGCCAGCGCCGGAACCGTAGAACGCGCCGCCGCCGTTGGGCGCATGGTTGTGGCTGTGATTATGGTTCCTCTGTTCTGCGTCCACAGGAGAGTGCGCCGCCTCGCCGCCGACCCCACCGAGAACATCATTCGGCACACCACCGACATAATTCGATATCAGCCGTCCCGGCGTCGGTACCCCCAAACCACCCATGTTCTCTTGACCGACCGGAACTCGTCCACGCAAATCAGGCACGCCCATCGTGGTCGAGCCGTCCCCCGCGCCGAACGGATAAGTGGGAGAAAGCCCGCCCCACAGCGCACTAAGTAAGGGGTTGCCAGTCCTACTGATGTTCTGACCGTTGCACAAGAACCATCCGGCCGGGGCGCTGTAACCGGCATAAGGTAGTATCGTTCCAGCGGGTAACCCGTACTTAGTGGCAAGGGGTAAGCCGCCTTCCGTGATACCGAGTTGTGCATTGACTATTCCAGTTGATCGAATGATACTTAATGGCGCGTCAACAAAAACACCAGCATCGTTACACCTGTAAATAGCGAAGTTTGATCCTGCATTTGCGCCGCTCTCGGCGGTAGTGTCGCCAAGCACTTCAATCCAACGGGTCTTGCCATTCATGTTGCCATAGATATTGACCCCCTCCCCGCTCGCAAGTTTATTGAGCGTAATGCCGGCATTAGCCGCCTGTATGCCAAGCGAACCAGTCATCGTGTCGCCGGCCTTGGCAACCTTGCCAAATAAAATGTTATCGATAGAATCCAAATCAGCGTTTAACTTGGTGCCCCATGTGTCGTCCGAGGCATTTACTTCTGGCTTAACCCAGCCAAAATTTACTGTTACGGTGTCAGCCATTTAATTTCCCCATTCGCGCTCTGGCGCAGACGGCGTCCAACCCATTTGAACTGGCACGTCAGGAACCCAAAAACCATCCGAAGGTGTGTCGGGCACCCAATCTGGATCAACCGGTAAATCGGGCTTCCAAAACTCGCCGATGTAAACATCCGCGCCGCCAGAAAGCACCACGGAAACGTTGATACCCGAAACTATAGACCAAAGCTTGGTTAACGAACCAGCAAGGTCCACCGAAACGTACACGGTCCCATCGTAGTTGCGGGAACCAACGCGGGTAAAGCCACCGGCCGGAATGACCGAGACTATGAGATTGCCGCTGTAACCCTCGGTTTCGAGGAGCCACCCCGCCAACACGGGGGCGAACGAGAAACCACCCGCCAACGGCTCACTTTCGGTGAGACGAACCGTCGGCACCATCGTAAACGATACGGAGCCCTGCAGATACCTGAACTTAGCGATACGGCCAGCCGGTATCACCGAAATAGGAACGGTCCCTTGAAGAGGCTGTGATTCGGTGAGACGACCAGCAACAGTAAACGAGGCACTGATTGCCCCTTCAAAGTATTCAAATATCCACGAGGAGCTATAAAGATGCGCTCCGTACTTTTTCATTCCATACTTGGATGGCATTAGTCAGCAGATACCGTTAGCTTGCCAATTTCCCAACGAGCGATGTCGTCGATGTCGATCGATTTCGGTGTGGTTACTGCGGCCCAAGCGAGGAACGTTCCCGCCGTCGCAGCCGACCAAATGCCGAAATGGGTGATGGTGCCCCAATTCGTCGTAGCCACAGGATACTGGAGTATCGCAGTATTCGAAGCCACCGTCGGATTGGTGCCTGCGTTAGCGAACGAAACTGGACCTTGCCTGGCGTAAGCACCACCTGCAACTTCATTCGCACCGGTATCCCCCGGCGCGGCGGTATGAAGCGATACGAAGCGAGCTGCCAGCAACGAAGCGAGTACATTCGACTCGCCGCCCGATGAAAGTGGCATTATCCGAAGCTCCTTCTGTGGCGCTGAGTAAGGCGCGAACCGCTGGCCTTGCTCATCAAGTGTTCTTGGTTGATGTTGTCGATGAGTTTCGCTGATTGCGCTTCCCAGCGATCGCCCCGCTCATCCTCAAACGCATAAGTAGAGGCGACCGCAAGGGGCTTCAGCGTAAACAGCATCGGGTATTGGATAAGGGGCCATGTCGGAGTATCGCCGAGGGGCGGCAAACTCTGATAATACGAAATCTCCACCGAAAGGCCGTCAGCGGAGGTTCCACCAACTATTAAGTAATTGCCCGTCAAGGTGTAACAATTCGGCTGGTCGGCAGACTTGTCGGGGTTGTAAAAATCGTCGCGGGGCACATATCGGAGGGGCTTCCCCCCAACTACGCGCACGAAATCAAGTTGTCGCCAATCAGCCGGGAGAAGGTATCGCTGATCGATCAACAGGCCAACGTCTATCTGGAGCATTTCCTTGCAGCGAAGCTCCTTGCCAAGGATAGCTTCGCACATGCGAATCCACGACGTTACCACCGAATCGGGGTAGACGTCCGGACCCAAATTCACCCAATCACGAAGTGTGTTGCAATGGTCGCCGAGGGCTGTCATTTACCCACTCTACCTTGCCAAACGCGAAATGCGGCATTATCGGGGTCGTCGAGCCACTTAGCCCAGTCTCGTTCGTCCCACTGCTCTCGCATCGCCTTTTCGGCAACGGTGAGTGGCACCCCACGGGCAACTAACTTGTTAGTTGAACGTCTAGGGTGCGCTTCCCGCAGTAAGTGATTATTTTCGATGGCCCTTGTAAGGTCCACCTCTGTTTTTACGTGCAGTATCTCGGGTTTGTCGTCTTCCCAGATGGCAGTCCGACGAACCCCGTCAGAATCACGATAAACCTTTTTGACTTCCATAGCCTAGCAGTGCTCCCGTACGCTGTCAACCGATTCGTCCCATCAACAGCAGTATTACAAGGATTACCAATACCACGCCGACGAGCCCCGAAGGATAGTAACCCCAGCTCCGCGCATAAGGCCAGCTAGGCAACGCACCCAACAATACCAACACGAGGATGATGATGAGGATGGTTGTAATTGACATTATGAGCCTCCTCTCGGGGCCGGAACCGGCTGAGCTTGACGCTGCTCAAGTATAATACGCGCCGCTGGCGCAATTGGTGTTACTTGGCGCTCTGGCACTGTCTGTACAATGATGCAACCAGCCAGTGTCAGAGCGGCGAGGAACACAAGTAGTCTCATCTTCGTATCGGCAGCGGATAGTACGGGGTTCCGCCGCCTCCGCCCAACGGGCGCTTTTTCTTGGCCTTTTTCGGAAGCTTCCCACCGGGATCGGCATTGACAAAGTCGTTTATCACCGACTTTGGAAGACCCTTCTTCTTAGCGAAGGCTGGGTCGTTCTTTGCCTTGTAGAACAGCCCTCGCTGTGCTTGCGACTTGAATGGCATACTGTTCTCCTAAAAGGAGGCGGCGCGAATGACGGAAGGTCTGAACGCCGCCCCAAGTTGGCGGGCAACTAGGTTATAACGGCGCCCTGCTTCACACCGTTAAACATGATATGCGCGAGGGAGTTGCGCATCTCGATACCCCACTCGGCGAGAATGAGGCGAGTCTCGGCATCGCCGATCTTGGCGATCTGCAACTGCCGGAAGTTCCGGAAGTAGCCAACAGCCACGTAATCGGGGTCGAGGATGTACGAAACGTCGGCGGGAAGCCAAAGCGATGGCATCACCTTGACACGGCCGAAATCAGTGGCGATAACGTCAACGGTCGCCACAACCTCGGTCTTTCCGACAAGCACCTGCGAGATATTGCGACCCTCGAAGGTGGACACCGTCCGCTTGATCGCCGGGGTAACGATCATGTCCGAAGGCTGGCCGCCATTGGTGTACGACTTCTGCATAGCATCGCCCACCATCACTTCGGTAAACGCCACCTGCGAAGCACCGGCGACAGCAGCGAAAACATCGGTGGCCAGAACCGGAAGACCGGCCGTAACACCGATAACGCAAGCAGCCGGGGCTGCGAGCTTATCCACCGCCCTTCCGAGCCAATGTGCGATGGCCTCGGTCTTGCGGGGAGTAGTGATCGAACCATCATCACGAGCCTGACGCCCCGAAAGGATGACTTCGATGTCCGACTTGAGGACCTTCGACATCATCGCCATCTGGTGGCCCATTTCCGAGCCCTTACCGGCGGCATCCGAAGCCTCCTGCGAACCGGAGACGGTCGCATCGCGCTTCGAAATCTGCGTGACGTTGGTAAGGCGGGCAGTCGGCTGAGAAGGACCACGAGCCGTAAGCTCGAAACCTTCGAACTGCGCGTTATTCGGATCAACAGCCGGAAGATTTTCGGTCTGCCAATCGAAGGTCCGGTTCTTAACATTGCGCCGACGAGCCATCGAAAGGATGGGGGTATCGAACGGATCAATGTTGTAGATAGAGTTGCTCAGATCCTCTCTGTTCGCCTTCGCCTCGTACGTAGAAAATGCGTTCTGAACGCGTGCCATAATGGCTCTCCTGTGTTGATAGTGGTCGTTGGACTACTAGGAACACGGAGACCAGTTCAACCTTGCAACGATCGGTTAAACTAAATTCGCCGAGTATAAGCCCGTTTCGTCTGTGCGCTTCCGGGCCTTCCTAAACTTGCTGCGACTAGCGCTTCCTTCTGGTATCCCTGCTGATGATCTGGTCGAAAACGACGGCGGCGTCCTCGATACTTCCAGATTTGCTAAGTTGCTTAGATGCCTGTTGAAAACCCCTAGTTGCTACCTTGGCGCGGGGTTGACCGCCTCCGGTTGGAACCGGCTTCGCGCCGTTGCCCTGTCGAACAGGGGTCGGCCGCGAGGCCATGATCCTGTCGTATTTCGATGCCTTGAGAAGAACCTGCAGCATTCTGCTGTCGTATACCTGCGAAAGCTCCTCCTCCGTAAAGCCCTGTACAAGGGCAGTTCGGCGCATCGCCTGAAGGTCTTTCTGCTTACGCTTCGGGTCCGTCGCCCAATGCTTGGTGTTGGCCCGATCAAATTTCTTGGCCTCCTCCTCGGCATAGGCCGAAAGCTGGACAGCATCACTCTTCTGGCGCTCTGCAGCGGCCTCTCCGAGCTTGTCCTGCAGCGTCTTCCGGAACCCACGAACCTGATCGTAGTATTTCTGAACCTCGCGAGCTTTGATCGGGTCCTTCTTGAACTCCTCGTCCCAGTTCGGTTCAGGCGGGACCAGCGTCGAAAGATATCCCTCGATCTCCTTCGCAATGTTCATCGAGTATTCGTAATTGTGAACGGCGTCGGCGGCAGTCCGTTGGATGATTTTCTTGGCCTCGTCGACCTCGTTCATCCTCTGATGGAATGTTTGGGTACGTACGTACCCTTCGAGGGCCTCCTTAAGCGGTACTGTCTGCTCTTTACCGTCAACCATGACGGTAAACTCCTTAGATAGAAGCTCCGCATCGGGGCCTTCCTGATCTTCCTCGTCAGGCTCCTCGTCAACTTCTTCACCGACTTCATCATCTTCTTCCTCGCCGTCCTCAGTATAAACCTCCGGAGGCTCGTCATCGTCGCCGGGGGCTCGGGCGGGGGAATCGTCGTCCGTCTCTAGTTCACCGAGGCGCTCAAACATGCGCTCGGGCGGACCAGAACTATCCTCTTTCGGTGCCCTTGCGGGCCTCGACTCAGAGGCGATATCGTTATCAAACGCCTTCGCGGCGTCGTCTATTGGATCAGCCATTTCTTGGTTTCCCGCTGTATTTTTTGCGCATTTTGCTGTCTGTTACCATCGACTCAACGCTAGCCCGAAAATCCTGAAGAACCTTAAGGCTCGTATGCGCCGTCACAGCTTCGTCGCTGCCTATCGGCGAATTTTCGAGGATATTGATATACATCTCCCGTAACGCCGTGAAAGATTCCAAGATATGTGCATCGTTGAGCAGTGCCAACGCCGAAGCGGCGCGTTCATCAACCTCGTAATCACTACGCTCCGGTGTCGGGTGGGGCATCTGCTACCTGTTGTGCCGTGTCCTGTGCTTGCTGCGCGATGTCAGCCTGTTGCTGGCCCTGCTGAATGTCGGCGTGGGTCTTCAGGATGCCCGCGTCGGTGCTCGCGGCCTCGTTGTCAATTTTATCGAGGGCGTTGGCGACGTTTGCCATTTGGAGAAGGGTTCCATCGACGTGCTCGCCCCATTGGCCTTCGAGGGCAGCCGAATCGAGTATCCCCTTAACAGTGAGCTGATCTCTGCGGAAATCATCGTCGACACGTAGCTTGCGATCCTGGAAGTCGGCCTTAGAGATTTCCGACGCTGTCTTCGAGCGAGTCTTCTCCATTTCGGCTTGGGCGAGCATAAGTGCCGGGTCGGGTTCTTTCGGCGTCTGCGCAATCTGCGCCATAA